GCCGGCTACCGCGAGGTCCTGCATTGCTCCAACGCGGTGCTGTACTCGCATACGTCGCCGCGGCAGGATCCGCGGTTCCTAGCTCGGCGGATCTGCTCGACCATCAAGCGGATCGCGGCCGGCAGCGGTGAGCGGCTGGTTCTCGGTGACGTCGCGTCGCGGCGGGACTGGGGCTGGGCACCGGACTACATGCGGGCGCTACCCCTGATCGCCGATCAGGCTCCGCGGGACTGGGTGGTCTGCACCGGCCAGCCCCGCTCGGTGCGGGACCTGGTGCAGACGGCACTGGACCTGGCCGGGCTCGCGTGGGACGACGTGGTGAGCATCGACCCGGCCGCGGCGCACGTGCCGGACGAGCGGACACCGTCGCTCGGGGTTGCCTCGGCGACCGCCCTGGGGTGGAAGCCGGAGACGGACTTCGTCGACATGACCGCCGCCTTGCTCGCGTGACCATCACGCTTGTCATCCCGACCATCGCCGGTCGGGAGGTGTCGCTTGCCCGTGCGCTGGCCAGCGTCGACGCCCAGACGATGTCGCCCCGGTCGGTGCTGGTCGAGTTCGACGCGGACCGGCAGGGCGCGGCCGCTACCCGGAACCGGGCACTGGCCAAAGTGGACACCGAGTGGGTCGCCTTCCTTGACGACGACGACGAGTTGTACCCAAACCACCTGCGGCTGTGCGCCCGCCACGCCCGGCTCACCGGCGCCGACGTCGTCTACCCGGGCTACGACATCGACGGCGAGGACCCGATCGGCTGCTTCGGCATCCCGTTCGACCCATTCCTGCTACGCCGCCGCAACTACATCCCGGTGACCACCCTGTGCCGGACCGAACTGGTGCGTAAGGCGGGCGGCTTCCAGGAACACCCGGACGAGAACGGCGACCCCTGCGAGGACTGGGGGCTGTGGTTGGCCCTGCTCGACGCGGGCGCCAAGTTCTCCCACCTGCCGCAGCGCACCTGGCTCTGGCACAACAACGGCAACGGGACGAGAGGGCGGGGCACCGGTGACTGAGTACGCGACCCTGTCCGAACTGAAGGCGTACCTGGCCATCACCGACACCTCATCGGACACGCAACTCACCGACGCGTTGGTGACCGCGTCACGCGGCATCGACCACTTCTGTGGGCGCAAGTTCTCCGCCGACGGCGCGGCCTCGGCGCGAGTCTTCGTCCCGAGGGACTCCCGCATCCTGAAGGTCGACGACTTCCAGGGCACGTCCGGGCTCATCATTGCTATCGACACCGGCGACGACGGCACGTTCGCCCGGACGCTGGTGGCCGCCGACTACGAGTTGCAGCCGTTCAACCAGATCAACGACGGCGAGCCGAACTGGCCCTACTACCGCATCAACTACGTCACCTCGACGTGGCCGCTGACCAACAACCGTGACGGCGCGGTGCAGGTCACCGCGAAGTGGGGCTGGCCGGCGGTGCCGGGCCCGGTCAAACAGGCGTGCATATACCTCGCCGAGGAGACCTTCAAGATGAAGGGCTCCCCATTCGGTGTGGCCAACACCGACCAGTTCGGGCCGATCCGGATGCGGGACAACCCGAAGGTCATGAACATGCTCAAGCCCTATCAGGACTCTGTGGTGATGATGGCGTGACCACCATTACGCAGGTTCTCGACGGCATCGCGGCGGCGATCCGCACCGGCCTTACCGGCGACACGGTGGCTGGTCGCACATTCTCGCTGTCGCCCGACTCGCTGAACCCGCCCACCATCGTCGTGGTCCCGGCGCCGGGCGACTTCCTGTTCTACGACGACACGTACGGTGCGACCGACAACTTCGCGGCGCTGGTGAAGGTCCTCAACGGGACCCAGGACAGCAACTCGTCGCAGGCGCTGCTGCTGGGCTACATGGCCAAGACCGGCGCCACATCGGTGCGGGCGGCGATCCTGGCCGCCCCGACGCTGGGCGGGATCTGCTCGTATATGCAGATCCCGACCGCGCAGAACTACGGCGACGTCGAGTGGGCCGGGCAGCAGTACCTCGGCTTCGAACTGCCGGTGGCGGTCTTCACGTGAGATGGGTTGTCGCCGAGCCCGGGCCGAACTTCTCCGTCTTCGACACGTACACCGGCTGGGTCGAAGCCCTTCGCGGTGCCGGCCAGCAGGTCATCGAATACAACCTCAGTGAGCGACTGACCTTCTACGCCTCGGCGCTCAAGCAGGTCGGCGCGGACACCTTCCAGCACATGCTCAGCGCGGAGCAGTCATACGAGCTGGCCGTCAACGGTCTGTACGCGACGCTGTTCAAGGCGCGGCCCGACGTGCTGTTCGTGGTGTCCGGGTTCTTCATCCCGTGGCAGTTGCTGGACAAGGCCCGCCGAAGCGGGACTCGGATCGTGCTGCTGCACACTGAGTCGCCGTACGAGGACGAGCGGATGATGGGCCTGGCCCCATTTGTCGATCTGCTGCTCATCGACGACCCGACCAACTACGAGAAGTTCCAGGCGGTGACCACGACCGCGTACGTGCCGAAGGCGTACCGGCCCTCGCTGCACTGCCCGGGCCCGGCTGTGCCCGAGCTCGAGTGCGACCTGGCGTTCGTCGGCACCGGGTATCCGTCGCGGGTCGACTTCTTTGAGCGGATGGACCTACCTGGCCTCGATGTGCTGTTGGCAGGGAACTGGCAGACGGTAGAGGAGTCGTCGCCGCTGTACCCGTACGTCGCGCACGACCCGGAAGCCTGCCTGCCCAACGAACGCACAGTTGACGTCTACCGCTCGGCGAAGGTCGGCTTGAACCTGTACCGGCGTGAGGCGCAGCGGCCGGAGCTGTCGGCCGGTTGGTCGATGGGTCCGCGTGAGGTGGAGATGGCCGCGATCGGGCTGCCGTTCGCCCGGGACCCGCGCGGTGAGGGTGACGAGGTTCTGCCGATGCTGCCGACGTTCGCGGACCCGGCCGAGGCGTCGCAGATCCTGCGCTGGTTCCTCGACCACGACGCGGAACGCGAGAAGGCGTCACTGGCCATTCGCGAGGCGGTGGCCTGGCGGACGTTCGACCACATGGCAGCGGTCTTGCTGCAACTGCTGAACAACTAAGGAGATCGGTGTGGGACGCATAGCTGGCCGGAACGCTGTCATCTACTTCGGTACCACCTCGGGTGCGCAGGCGTCGCCGCTGGCGTTCTCGGCGAAGTACTCGCTCAACTTCAGCTTCACGAAGATCGACGTGACGGCATTCGGCGACAGGGGTCAGGTGAACCTGGCCGGACTGGCGGCGCAGTCGGGTGACATGTCGGGTTGGTACGACGACGCGACGGCGCAGACGTACACCGCCGCGGTGGACGGCCTGGCGCGCAAGTTGTACATCTACCCCAACGCCTCGACGGCAACGCAGTACTTCTTCGGAAGTGTGGTCGCCGACTTCAACTCGGACTCGACTGTGGACGGCGCGGCAACGTTCTCCTCCGCCTTCCAGGCGGCGACGGCGGACGGGATCCAGAAGGTCGGCTGATGCTCGCCGCTGGGCTGCACGGCCGGGAGGAGATCCGCCGAGTTGAGGCGCTCCTGCTCGATGTGCCCCGCGAGTTGAACGAGGCGCTGAAGCGGCGGGTCCGGCCGGTGCTGGAGCCGCTGAAGAAGGACATCCCGGCCACGGCCGCCCGGTACATGCCGTCGGGCTACGGGCCGCTGCTGGCCCGCTCAACGAAGGTCTACATCCGCGTCGGTTCGGGCGCGGCGTTCAAGGCCACGGTGCGGGTGATGGCCACCGGCAAAAGCGAGCAACGCGACATCGCCGCCCGTAACCGGGGCTCCCTGCGCCACAAGTTCTTCGGCAAAACCAGCTACGTCAACCGGTTCGGCGCGCGTAAGAGCGGCTGGTTCGACCAACGTGTCCGACCCGGCTTTGTCGACGTGCCGGTGGAGGCCGCCCGCCACCGGGTGGTGGACGCGGCCGAGAAGGCCCGGGACGACATCGCCGATCACATTCTGGAGGGCTGATGAAGCTCAGACTTGGCGACGCCGATCGCGAACGACTCGGCTGTCCCGAGTTCATCGACATCGGGCTCAACCCGCTGACGGTGCGCGAGGCCGAAGCGCTGGAGGAAGCCACGGGCATCGACAACGCGGATGCGGTCGATCTGATGCAGCCACAGCAGCGGCGGGTCAACGAAACGACTATACGCATGTCGTATAAGCCGCGCGGCATCCGCATGCTCATCTGGCTCGGCCTCTACCGGGCCGGCGTCGAGGTGAAGTTCGAGGAACTCGACTTCGACTTCGGCCAGTTCGCCGGCTGGCACGAGTACGAGAAGCCGGGAAAAGCCGAGGGCTCGCAGCCCGACGAGCCGCCTACGCCTTCGACATCGCCTACCTCTTCCCGGCGTACAAGGTCGAAGAGGTCCGCGACCTCGACGTAGCGGTGTTCGACGTCCTTTGTGGATTCGTGGATCTGTGGCGTGAGAACAAGCTGAAGCCGAGGTGATCCGTGGCCGGTCAGCGCGACATCACCCTTGACGTCACGATCCGGGCCCGTACCGCCGACGCGGACAAGGCCGCCGCCGCGCTGAAGCGGGTCGACGAGCAGGCCGCGCATGCCGGCAAGTCCATGGAGGGCATGACCGGCGACGCGAACATCCTCAACGCCGAGATCAAGAAGTCCGAGCAGACAGTCAAGGACCTGGACAAGGTCCTGCTGGAGTTCGGCAACGACAGGTCGGTGCGCCAACGGTTGCGTTCCGAGCGTTCGTGGTTGGCCGAGCTGCGGAAGCTCGAAAAGGACATGGCCAGCGGTGCCGGCACGATCTCGAACGACCTCGGCGCGCAGCTTAGCTCGGCATTCAGTGGCTTGCCCGCAAAGCCAATGCTGATCGCCGGTCTGATAGGTGCCGTCGCCGCTGCCGCGCCAACCATCGGTGCCATGCTCGGCGGTGCCATCGCCGGTGCCGCTGGTACGGGTGCCATGGCTGCCGGGATCCTCAGCGCCATCAAGGACCCGCAGGTCCAAGACGCGGCCAGCCGTTTCGGCCAGGACATCTCGGCCGAGTTCTTCGGCGGTGGCGAGGCCTTCGTCGAGCCGGTCATCAAGTCGCTGGGCATCCTGCAGAAAGCTTTCGGCGACCTGCACCTCAGCGACCAACTGGCCAAGGTCGCGCCGGACGTCGAGGTCATCGCGCAGGGGTTTGCCGATGCCGGCCGCGAGTTCATGGAGGGCTTCGGCCCGGCGCTGGACCGCATGGGGCCGTTGGCCGATATCGCCGGCAAGGGCATCGCCGACTTCGGCGAGGCGCTCGGCGAGGCGTTGGACAACATCACGGCATCGAAGGGCACCGTCGAAGGCCTTGAGACACTGCTGTCACTGCTGAGCGGTACGATCCGCGGACTCGGTGTCGGACTGGGCTGGTTGGGCGACCGTTTCCACGACTTCAACGTCATCGAGGCGAAAGTCTTCGGCGACCTGGAGGACGTCTACCAGAAGACGGGGCTGAGCAAGTTCGCGGCTGGCGCGGCCCGACTGAACGATGTCTTCGAGCGGATGACCGGCACCGGCGAGAACCTGCACGGGGTGCTGCATCGGCTGGGCTCGCAGGCGCTCGACCCATTCGCCGGGTATCTGCACGACGCCGCAGAGGAAATGGACCGTCTGCACAACGAGACCGAGTCCACCCGCAAGTCCCTTGTGGACTACTTCAACACCTTGCAGGGTCAGCTGGACGCGAACATCGCGTGGGAGCAGGCGATCGACGACCTGACCGACTCGTTCGCGAAGAACGGCACCTCACTCGACATCACGACCCAGAAGGGCCGCGACAACACCCGGGCCGTCGAGGCCGGGCTGGAGGCAGCTCGCCGCCAGTACGAGACGGGCCAGCTCACCAACGAGCAGTACGACGCGCAGATCAAGAAGCTCATCGACATCGGCGTCAAGGCCGGAGCCTCGCGCAAGGCTCTGGAGGAACTCGCCAAGCAGTACGAGATCCAGGTGGTTGTCAACATACTCGCCCCCCTGCTGCCGGCCATCGGGTCGAAGTTGGCTTCCATGTTCCAGAACATGTGGGGTAGCAGTCCACCCGCCGCTACGTCCACCAACCGCCGGGAGTCCTTCGCCGCCGGTGGTGTGACGCCCGCGTTCGCGCCGTTCCGGGTGCACGACAACGAGATGCTCTGGTCCTCCCGCGAGCACTACGTGTCGACCGCTGCGCAGACCAACGCGCTGATGTCCGGGGCCTCGGGTGGTTCGGCCAGTCCCGTCGTCATCACCTTCGCCGCCACCGGCGACCCGTTGCTCGACGCCATCCTTCGCGAGTTGAAGAGCTACATCCGCGTCAACGGCGGCACCGGCTCGGACTCGGTACAGACCGCGCTCGGCTACTGAACCTCATCCGGACGACCGTCGTGATTGGACGGCCGTCCTTCTGTGTGCGCGCTGAAGGAGGGTGGTCAAAATCCACCGGTACAAGACGTTCAACGGACCAATGCCGACCACGGCCGCACAGGCAGCGGTGACCACCGGTACGACGATCAAGACAATGCTGCAACTGGCCACGCCCTCGACGCGGCAGATCCAGCTGATCTCGTGGGGCTTCACGTTCTCGGAGCCGACCGGCGCCGTCGGGACGATTGAACTGCTTCAGACCGACGTCGCCGCGACGGTTACCGCGCACGTCGCAGCGGGCGTGCAGCCGCTGGATCCGAACGCCCCGGCGAGCCTGCTCACGCTCGGCACGTCGGCAACCGGCTACACCAGCACCGCCGAGGGCTCGACGACGGCCACGCGGGTATTCGACGTCCTCCGCGTTCCCACTACGGCAACGGGTTCACCGATGCAGTACAGCTACCAGTGGATGCCCGACGAGCGTCCGATCGTCGCGGTGAGCAAGTTCGTCCGGGTGCGCGCTACGACGCCGACGAGCGGCGTGAACATGGTCGCCTGGGTGGTCTGGGACGAGTGAGTCGCTAAGTGCCATCGTCAGTCGCCCCACTGGTTGCCGGTTGGCGTTTGCGGCTGGGCAACCCCGCTGGGCCGCTCATGCCGGGCGACGAGGCGCTGCCGGTCACCTACCCGACGACGCCGCTGGCCATCAAGGTGCGTATCGCCCTCGGCGCTGACCTGTCGGCCGATCCGCTCACGTGGGCGTGGCAGGACATCACCGACAAGGTCCGCTTCGACCTCGGCATCAGCCTGGAAACCGGCCGGCGGGAGAACTCAGGCTCGGTCACGACCGCGCGCGGCGTGCTGAAGCTCGACAACCGCGACGGCCGCTTCTCGCGCCGTAACCCGACCGGGCCCTACTGCGGGTTGTTGAGCAAGAACACCCCGATCTGGGTGACGGTCGACGCCGGGCCGGGCGAGAAGACCCGCATGGAAATGTTCGTCAACGAGTGGCCCGTTCGTTGGTCCGACAAGTCGGCAACCGACTCGACGGTGACGATCCAGTGCGCCGGTGTGCTGCGCCGGCTGGCGCAGGGCCAGCGGTCACGATCGGCGGTCCGTCGCTCGCTGCTGGGCGACCATCCCGTCGAGTACTGGCCGCTTGAGGATGGCGCCGATTCCGCTGCCGCGGGGTCGGCGGTCGGTGGCGTCAGCCTCTTCAACACGGGCGGCACGGTCACCTTCGCCAGCGTCGACGACGTGATCGGCACGCTGCCCGACTTCTCCGCCGGCGGAACCCTCGCCAACAAAGCGGCGCTGCGTACGACCAGTTCGACGGTGTGGACGGTTGAGCTCGTCAGCAAGGCGGCCGTCGGAGCCACGTCCCAAACACCGCTGCGTTGGCTCATCGACAGCGGCTCCTACAACCGGTACCGGTACTTCCCCGACCCGGTGAACGGGACGATCGACGTGTTCGCGTTCACGCCGGCGGGCGCGTTGGACAACCCGCTGACGGCTTCGGTGTCCATCAACGACGGCGGATTCCACCACGTCCGGATCGTGGCCCAGCAGAACGGGACCGGCATCGACTACCAGCTGTGGTTCGACGGCGTGCTGGTCGACACGGGTACCACCGCGTCGGTCACGCTCGGCCGGATCAGTGGTGTGCAGGTCTCACCGGACCAGGAGCCCGAGATCCAGTCCGTCGGGCATATCGCGCTCTACGACTCGGCATTGACATCCACCCGCGCGCTCATCGCTGACGCCTACGCGGGGGAGATGGCACACGTCCGACTGGCCCGGGTGTGTGCCGAGGAAGGCATCCTGTTCGACACGCTCGCCTCCACGTCGGCGACCATGGGCGCCCAGGGGTTCGACTCGCTGCCCGGGATTCTCCGGGCCGCCGAGTCCGCGGGCGGCGGCGTGCTCTACGAGAGGCGCTGGGGGTTGAGCTACCAGTCGTTGGCCGAGCGTTACAACGCGGCGGTCGCGCTGGCACTGGACCTGAATCAGGGCCACATCGCGGAACTGCCCGAGCCGGCCGACGACGACCAACGCACCCGCAACCTGTGGACCGCCTCCCGTCCGGACGGGTCGGAGTACACCGCCGAGCAGACCACCGGGCCCATGGGCACCGGCGCACAGGGACCCGGGACGTACGACGACTCGCTCGAGGTCAACGTCGAAGACGACGACCAGCTCGACGACCAGGCCGGCTGGCGGTTGCATCTCGGCACGGTCGACGAGGACCGCTGGCCGCGCCTGGACCTGAACTTCACCCGCAACCCGTCGCTGATCGCTTCCTGGACGGCGCTGGCCTACGGAGCCCGGGTCACGGTGGCTAACCCGCTGCCGCAGATGCCACCCGATCCGCTCGATCTGGTCATCGAGGGTCACGCCGAGCGGTTCGACACGAAGATCTGGACGGCCACGCTCAACGCCTCGCCGGCCTCGCCGTACCGGGTGCTCGTGCTGGACTCCACGTCGGGCAACCTGGGCCGCCTCGACACGGGAACGTCCACATTGGCCGCCGATGCGACATCGAGTGACGTCACCATCTCGGTGGCCTCGACCAGCGGCGTGTGGACGACGGGCGCGGTGAGCTTCGACATCCTCGTGGCCGGTGAGCGGATGAGCGTCACCAACATTTCCGGCGCCACATCGCCGCAGACGTTCACGGTCACACGCGCTGTGAACGGTGTCACCAAAGCCCAGCCCGCGATCGTGGGCGGGTTCGCCACCCGGGTCAGCCTCTGGCAGCCGGCCGTGATCGCACTGTGAGGCGGTGACATGGCGTTCACGACGCTTCCGACGCTGTTCGCGGGGATGGTCCTGACCGGTGACCACCTCACCAGCATCGAAACCGCGATCACGGAGATCCGGCCGATCGGCGCGGTGAAGACCGCCGACCAGACCAACACCACCACGACGATCGCCGACGACACCGAACTGCAGATCGCCCTGGCGGCCAGCACGAACTACGAGGGCTACGCCAACCTGATCGTCAACACCTCCACCGCGGGCGACTTCAAGCTCCAGTTCTCGGTGCCATCCGGGGCGACGGGCTACTGGAGTGCGATCACGCCGTCGGTGGCGGTGACGACCACGCCGTACACCGGCGCGCTGCCGATCGCGACGCAGGCGCAGCAGGAGGGCTCGGCGTCGGACATCTACTGTCGCGCGACGTTCCAGCTCACCACCACGAACGCCGGGACGTTCAAAGTGCAGCACGCCTTGAACGCGGCCAGCGGCACGCTGACAATCAAGGCGGCCTCGATCCTGGTAGCGAGGCGGATCATATGACCATCCACTTCCCTGACCTGTCCCACCACAAGCAGGTCTCACTCGATGGCGCGGTCGCGCTCATCACCAAAGCCACCCAGGGCACGTCCTTTGTGGACGCCACCTACGCCCCATATAAGGCCGACGCCGGTCGACGGGGGATCCCGTTCGCCGGCTACCACTGGGTCGACACGTCCGACCTCGGCGCGCAGGCGGCGTTGGCGTGGCGGGTGATGGGCGGCGTGCCGTGCATGTGGGACGCCGAGGCCGCCGGCGCGACGGTGCCCCGGCTGCTCGATCTGACGAAGCGATTCCGGGCGCTGGGCGGCAACCCGCGCATGGTGTACCTGCCGCACTGGTGGTGGCAGGACCATCTCGGCTCACCCGACCTGCGGCCGCTGCATGACGCCGGCCTGGCGCTGGTGTCGTCGGCCTACCCGCGGTCGGGCTACACCGAGCAGGGCGTGGGCTGGCTGCCCTACGGCGGCGTGTACCCGGCGATCTGGCAGTACACAGACGCGCACCCGTTCAACGGCCAGGCCGTCGACTTCAACGCCTTCAAGGGCACCGTGGACGATCTGCGGGTGCTGTGGGGGCTATCCACATCGGAGGGCTACGTGGGCACCAGCGAATGGCACACCGGCGAAGAGTCGGGCGCGTTCCTCACCCAGGGCAACCCGGGCTACGCCAAGCAGCAGCGCGACACCGCCCTGGCCTTCACATGGGAGGCGGCGCACGAGGCGATGACCGCGTCGAAGGCGGCGCTGGCCAAGTGTGACGAGATCCTGGCCGCGATCGCCGCGCTCGGTGGTGGCGGTACGGGTGGCGGGCTCACCTTCGACCAGGCGGTGGAGGCGGCCCGGCAGGGCGCCGAAAAGGCCGAGGACAGCTAGCACACAGCACAACGTCTCTCCGGCCCAGACCCTGCCGGAGTCTCGAAACCGATAGGCGGGGGTGTCCGTGTGGGAGGTCCTCGGGCCGCTGGCGCTACAGGGTGGACCGTGGGGCCTGATCGCCTTCGTGGTGCTGGCCATCCTGCGCGGCTGGCTGATTCCCCGCCGAACGCATATGGACCGGGTTGGCGACCTGAAGGCCGCCATCGCCGCGTTGGAGGCGACGGTGCACGAGCAAAAGGGGCAGATAGCAATCCTCTTGGGGCGGGGGCGGGAGCCGAACCCATGAGGTGGCGGTGGCGGCGCCGGGCCCCGAACGGGGCCGCCGCGATCCGCGCCGAGAAGGAGGCCGAGCAGCGAGCAACGAAGAGGGCCACGCCGATGGTCGAGAAACTCGCCGACCGGGTCGCGGCGCTTCCCCCGGACGAGTTCGCCGACCGGGTCGCACGGGCATTCCGCCGGCGGCCGGCATGAGGGCGGTCATCTTCGGTGAGCTCGCGCTGGCTGTCGTGCTGGCGGTGGTGTTCATCGCCGCGTTCGGTCGTCCACGCCGAAGCATCGACTGGTACCTGGTCGGGTTCAACTGCGCCATTGTCGCCCTGGTCGCCCTGCTGATCGCGGCGGCGGGTGGCGTGCACATCTCGCTGA